ATGTTAGCAGTTGGTACTGTTATCATGAATAGGGTAGAGCATAAGAAATTTCCAAACACTATCTGTTCTGTTGTCTATGCAGGAAGACATCGCAATGGTAAACCATTAAGAAATAAATGTCAGTTTAGTTATTACTGCGATGGTAAACCTGAACATCTTAAAGATAGCTTTGCCAGAACAGAGTCTTATGAGATTGCTAACTTTGTTATGGTGGGTGCTAGGGTCGGACACCTTAGTAAAGCATTGTATTATCATGCCAGTTATGTTAATCCTTCTTGGCCTTATAAAAGGCTATTAGTATTAGGAACACATATATTTTATGGAGAAGAAGATGGTTAAGAATTTATGGGATAGAGATAGAAAAAGTATTTACAGAGGACTTGTAAAAGAATATCAACAAGAAGGATATGACATAAAAGAAGCAAGACGTTTAGCCTCTCAAGAGACTGACGAGATTATGGCTGATAAAAAGTTTTTTGTAGACACACTTATTGAAGTAGAGGAGGAAGAGGCTGGTGAAGATCGAACTTATTAATTCTATGGGTGACGATTTAACTGTCGTTAATTCAGCTAGAGTTTCTTTTGATAAAGAAAGTGAATGGGAAAACATAACTCCCGCTGGACCTATAAACCACCTCCTTACAGAAAAAGATACAAAGTTAATAAACTACCTTGCAAACCATAATCATTTTACACCGTTCACCCACTGTACTATTACAATGAGAGAGACTGTTCCCATCTTTGTTGCCCGACAAAGGTTTAAACATACCATAGGATTTAGTTATAATGAGGTATCAAGGAGGTATGTATCTGATGATCCAGAGTTCTTTTATCCTGATGTGTGGAGAGAGAAAGCTGATAATGCAAAGCAAGGTAGTGGGACAGGACATATAGATATAAACCCAGTAGGCAACAGACCTCCTCCTATGGTTGACGAATACCACCATGCTATAAAGAAATGTATCTGGACTTATAAATATTTATTAGGTAAAGGGGTCTGCCCAGAACAGGCTAGGATGGTACTACCACAATCTATGTATACAAGTTACTATGTTACTGGTTCTTTATACGCATGGGCCAGAGCTTATAATTTAAGGAGTGAACCACATGCACAGGAAGAAATACAATTCGTCGCAAAATACTGGGACACTATTATTAAAGAATTATTTCCTACTTCATGGGAGGCTTTGACTAATGAATGATAGATGGTTGGTACAAATTAACGACGAGAATGGAAGCGAAAAATCTTTAACATTTGAAACAAAAGAAAAGGCTGAAGAGTTTATTGAGGATAGAGTTGAAATGGTTAGACACTTAGGGTATAATCCCAATGAGGTATACTATTTAATTCCTATACAGTAAGTTCTACGAACTGTATAGGGATTAAATAGAGGAGAGATTATGGAACAAGACAGCGGCAAATTTCTACGACACACATCATGTGATAAGTGCGGATCGTCAGATGCTAATGCAGTGTACGACGATGGCACTACATGGTGCTTTTCTTGCGAAACATATGGAAGTGAGGATAACATGGAAGCGGCAGGATCGCCTATCAAGAATGTCTATACAACTAATTTATCAAGCGGTCAGGTAACTGCACTGCATGATCGTAAAATATCTACAGATACTTGCAAGTCCTATGGTGTGACCACACTAAATAACAACGGCACTATCTTCAAACACATTTATCCTTACCATGACGAGTCTGGTAATAAGATAGCCAACAAAATTAGAACAGTTCAGAACAAAGCTTTTCTTTCTGAAGGTAATATGTCTGGTGCTGTTTTGTTTGGACGTAAACATTTCTCTGCTAAAGGTAAATACATTACTATCACAGAGGGTGAGCTTGATGCTATGGCAGCTTACCAAATGTTTGGCAGTAAGTGGCCTTGTGTATCTGTCAAGTCTTCTAGCTCTGCCCTCACAGACTGCAAGAAAAGTTTCGACTATCTTAATTCTTTTGAGAATATTATTATTTGTTTTGATAATGATGCACAAGGTCAGAAAGCATCTGAGAAAGTTGCTGGTTTGTTTGAACCACACAAATGTAAGATCGTAAAACTTACACAGTTCAAAGATGCCTCTGACTATCTTCGTACTGGACATCAAGAAACCTTTGTCCGCACATGGTGGTCAGCAGAACCTTACACACCAGCAGGTATCTTAAATCTTGATTCTCTTGGAGACTCTCTATACGACGAGGATTTCTGTGAGACAGTTCCCTATCCTTGGACAGGACTAAATAAAAAGATATACGGTATGCGTACTGGAGAGTTGCTAACCTTTACATCAGGTTCTGGTATGGGTAAGAGCAGTATCATACGGGAACTTATGCACCACATTATGAAGAGTTCAACGGACAACATTGGTGTACTTGCTTTAGAAGAAAGCATCCGCAACACTGCATTGAACATCATGTCTGTTGAGGCTAACCAACGTCTGTATATTAAAGAGGTACGGGATACCTTTTCTATTGACCAGCTACAGAAGTGGCAGACTGATACCGTAGGTACAGGTAGGTTCTTTGCCTTCGATCACTTCGGTTCTATCTCCAACGATGAGATACTAAACCGAGTACGCTTTATGGCAAAAGCTCTTGATTGTAAATGGATTATTCTTGATCACCTATCAATCCTTGTGTCCGGTCAGGAAGATGGAGATGAACGTCGATCTATCGATATACTAATGACAAAGCTACGATCCCTTGTAGAGGAGACAGGAGTGGGCTTGTTACTTGTGTCCCACTTACGACGAGCATCGGGTGACAAGGGTCATGAGGATGGACGAGAGGTATCCCTAGCACATCTCAGGGGTAGTCAAAGCATAGCCCATCTCTCAGACGGAGTTATAGCCTTGGAAAGAAACCAACAAGAAGAGGACGAGACACTGGCGAACACCACCGTTGTTCGTATCCTGAAGAACAGATACACAGGAGAGACAGGCATCGCAACCTACTTGTATTATGATAAAGAAACTGGTAGGATGTCAGAGATTTCTAATCCCTTTGAAGTAAACGATGACGATGAGGAGACAGATTTTGACAGCATCTAGAGTTAAGAAAAAGTTTGATCGTAACCTGTATAACATGGTCAATAAAAAGAGTGTTGATGCAGGTAAAAAATATTTAAAATCTATAGGGCATAGGATTACATCTACTAAGGAAGACTTCAAGGTAGATATCCGTAGCTCTAAAGATGGTGAGCAATACCTTACAGAAGTAGAGGTGAAGCTAGTATGGGATGGTAAGTGGCCTGATCATTGGAAAGATATTCAACTAAGTGAACGTAAGAAAAGACTTATTGAATATGCAAAGAACAATGAAAAAGATTTATGCTTCCTTATATTTAATAAAAGCTTTACATCTGCTTGGAAAATTGATAGTAATATACTGGATGACTGTGAACTAAAGGAGGTTCCCAATAGGTTTGTATCTAAAGGAGAATACTTCTTTATTATTCCAACTGAAAAGGCTGAATTTATTACATTATGAAATGCATCCTTGACATAGAAACGAACGGGCTTCTAGACGAAGCAACTACTGTCCACTGTATAGTGGCTTATGACATCGACGGTAAGAAGCCCTACGTTTTCAAGGGCGACGAATGTCGAGCAAAGTTTCCTAGCTTTGCAAAGAATGTATCACAGTTTATTATGCACAATGGTTTGTCTTTTGATGCACCTGTGCTTAATAAGCTATGTGGTACAGAGATTAAAGACAACAGTATTTTAGATACCTTAATCTTGTCACAGTTGTTTAATCCCATGAGAGATGGTGGACACTCACTAGCATCATGGGGTGAACGATTTAATTTCCCTAAAGGAAACTTTGATGGGTTTGATTTCTATTCTGAAGAGATGTTAGAGTATTGTAAACAAGATGTTAATATAACATATAAACTCTACAACCATCTAAAGAATGAAGGTTCTAAGTTTTCTAAAAGAAGTATTGATTTAGAACACCGGATAAGAAAGATTATAAATGATCAAGAAGACTTTGGTTTTTATCTAAACATTCCTTATGCAACAACCTTTATGGCTACGTTACAAGACAGGTCAGGAGATATTTATAACCAATTACAAGATGTGTTTCCTCCTGTTGTAACGTCTGGCAGGGTACACAAGAGAAGTGGTAAACCTTTAAAAGATATTATTGAACCTTTCAATCCTGCATCTCGTAAGCAGATCAGTGAAAGATTAATAGAGTTAGGTTGGGAACCAACAAAGAAAACTGATAAGGGTAATGTTATAGTAGATGAAGGAGTATTAAGTACGATTGACTTAGAAGAAGCTAAATTAATATCTGAATATTTATTACTACAGAAACGACACACTCAGATAGCTTCATGGGTAGAAGCTGTTAAGACTGATGGAAGGGTACATGGTAGGGTACTAACGCTACGGACTGTTACAGGTCGAATGGCACACACCTCACCTAACATGGCTCAAGTACCTGCAGTGTACTCTCCCTTTGGAAAGGAATGTCGTTCCTGTTGGACTGTAGAAAACTCAGAGACACATAGTCTTGTAGGGACTGATGCCTCTGGGTTAGAGTTAAGAGGACTTGCTCACTTCATGGATGATCAAAGGTTTACCGATGAGATTTTAACAGGTGATGTACATACAGCTAATCAAAAGATGGCTGGACTTGAAACGAGAGATCAAGCAAAGACATTTATTTACGCATTGATGTATGGAGCAGGTGCCGCTAAGATTGGTTCTATTGTAGGAGGAGATGCAAAGACAGGAGAAAGATTAATAAGTAAGTTCATGGGTAACATGCCTAAGTTTGGTTTATTAAAAAATAAATTGACAGAAGCTTCAGAGTCTGGCATTATCCGAGGACTAGACGGAAGGCTATTACATATCAGATCACCACATGCCTCTCTTAATACTTTAATACAAGGATCAGGTGCAGTGATATGTAAGCAGTGGCTTGTTCAAATGACAGATAAAATAAAAGAGTCAGGAGTAGATGCAAAACTTGTAGCCAGTGTTCATGACGAATACCAATTCGAGGTCGCCAATGCCGACACAGAAAAGTTTGGTGAGATTACGAACGCTGCAATTAAAGAGACTGAAGAGATACACAATCTCAAGTGTCCATTAGATTCTGAATTTAAAGTAGGAAAAAATTGGTCAGAAACGCATTAAGTTCTTGACATTCTAAATTAGTTATGGTAAAACTATTATACTGAAACAGACATGAAAGGAAAATATATTTATGTCCAAGTGTGAATCGAAAGTATTAGCTGCCCTTCGTAAGGGCATGAGAGTAACTCGTAAGACTGCTATTGAACGAGGTTGGTGTGAGAATTTAACAGCAACCATTTCTAAACTAAGGCAAAAAGGTTTCTTAATTGAAACTATCAAGGCCAAGCTACCTGAAGGTGGTAGCTATACTCGTTATCGTTTACATGAAACAGCAGGAAGCTAAAGGAGTTTAACATGGTTGATCGTAAATATAATATTGTTTCTGGTACTGCTTATTGGGC